CTCTAATTTAGTAATTTTAAGGAGTTCAACCTTCGGCCGTTAATGTTATATTTCCTACCAATTTTTAACATATGGTGACACCAGAAATGTGTCAAAGTGTGCTTAGTGCAAAATAATTAGAATTTATGTCTTACCCATATCTGCGTGGATTGTTGATTCAAGGGTCTTACATATTTAATCAAACGTTATAACCTAATTATTACACGTAAATGCTATCCGATCTAACTTAGGATCAACAGGCACTTTGTGAGTACCAATCAATATTGAAGTAGGCTTAAAAAGAAGAAGTGATAACATCATATCAAACCACCGGACACAACTACAACTTATATATGATAGAATTAATGAAGAGTTTGATACATTACAGTACTGAAAAATTTGTGCTGATCAGACATTGGCTATCTTAAACGGATTCCCTCAAGACCCTCGTAGCTATCATGGCTGACGTTTAGTCTCCCAGAGTGCTTCTAGATCCTGAGTTGATAGTCGATTAGCGACAATATATTTGTCCCACTTATGGCATTGTGACATATGATGTTATCTAATTACACGGCATGCAAAACGACTCGGCTTTGTAACTATTATTTTAGGACCCAAAAATCAAAGGTTTATACACGTTATTTTACAGTTTCGTAGGATCTGAGGAAATAAAGTTGAACAAATGTATGCAGCCTTACCTAAAAACTATAGTCAACACTGTCCGCACTAAAACAGGCCCTTAAACGCAATGCTTTGTTAAATATTGCAGCAACGACAACAACATGACGGCTGTCAAAATGTATCCTTAAAATTTAGATAAATTGATTGTAGGGAACAAAACTATTAATAAAGTCCAAATTAGCAAGCAGACCATCAGCAGTGGTCTGTCTATAGAATTGGTTTACTTATCATGTAACAAATTTTCAACACAAGGCCATGACTCTGTTCCAGTCACCTTGCAAAATTAGTTATATAATACAAACCAACTATCTAGCCAATTGGATATAGGTGAGCCTACCTTGATGAATGCGGCTCAAAAATTAAACGAAGTCCAATTGTATCATCTGCAATAAAAACCAGACACGTGTGGACTCACTTATTCTGTGGCCTTAGAGGTGTAAAATTACATGACTCTCACATAAGATAAGGATGACTACATCAATGTAATCCGAGCTCAAACAAGTTCTCGCACCTAATTTTATGTTGCCATTCAAAGGTTAAAAGCTTATGTCAATTCACGTATGGAGGAAGGCAATTAAAGCATTAGAATCACTCCAGACCTCATTCCGCTTGCTGAAATGTACATGATCAAACAGCTCATGTTGAATCTTAGCGTAGAAGATTAAGCCTAAGTGGCTTATAACATGTTGGTTTATTAGCTGTCCTCCGATTAATACAGCAGCACCTAAATAGTAAGTCAAACAGGACTTATATAAAGGCAACTTATCAGTCACCTACTTTAAAAAGAGATTCATGTAGGTATTTTCAAACAAGCTGTGTTTTTACGCTCCAGATGGGTACCAACCGCCGCTGAAGAAGAGGATGCGGAAGTAGAAAATCACGACATAATTTAGCGTATGGGCTATCTGATCTTCATGAAATATGCAGATACATTAAGAGCCATGTCTCAATTCTTCTATTCCTGTCCTTAATCTTTGATTATATTTGTAATAGTCCAAGTGTTGTTTTGTTTTTCATGGAAACTTACATTTCCCGCTTGCATCATTCTTTTCTTTGCTAATCATAGACTCAACAGCAAAATAAAGCATGTGTGCAATTACAATTGTGTGTCTCAAAAATCAGGCATCGTTTGTAAGTTGAAATGTAAGCGCTGCCAATCAATTAATTAGGTGTTGTTTCAATGTAGAACCTGCTTAACCAGAGGGTTCATTTCCTAATTTATAACTCTGGCTACCACACTAGCCGTAGTCTACACCATTTCGGTGTCATTGTCATATGATTACCTCACTCGTGACATGTTGCTAAAATTCCAACAATATAACTATGATCTTAACACACAAAAAATTTAACGTTGTTAAGATGAAGCAACTGATGGTTATTCTGCTGATGGTGAATAATGTAGTACTGAACCCCAAGCATGGCGACCGACTGTTTATGTTCCAGAACATACACCTCTTTATTGCAGGCCTTCACTTTACACTACTTTTTGCGCCTTTTTAGCATTGCTTTTATATTAATGCTTTAGTTCTACGACCTTTATTAATTAAAAATTCAAGTAGACTAAAGAATTATTATATAAAATAACTGCCCTGGTTCGCTGTGTGCCAGGTCTTGAACAGGCAGATTGTCTTAAAGCTCTCTGTGTCCTGTATTCCAACCCAGCAAATCAAACTGACGACATTGCCCAGTATCCCATAATAACTACTGAAAATTTTTCTAAGTAAAAAGAGTTACTCCAATTACGTCAAAGCCTATACAAGCATTACTAAAATGATGGGCAGCTTAAATTAGCTGTTGCTTTTAATTAAAATAGTGTATAGAGCATAATATAAATACCTGCAGTAAATGGAGTTTTTAGTGAAACAATAACTCATTACAAAGATGTTTTGACAGTGATATAGCTCAGACTTCACTTTTTGAAGCTGATTATATTTTTAAGTATTTACGTCATGCACTGTCTCGGTTTTTCCTTTTAAAATTCGCTTTATTTTTCTCAAGATACCCCCCTAGATTACGATTATTCTATTAAGGAATTTAGCATCTGTTCAATGTAGTAGTTGTAGTATTTGCTCAATAGTTACACTCTCTATCTTTACATGCGCAAGGTGAACAAGAGAGGCACCCTTGGAGACTTCTTTCTTTTTGCTTGGGCTACTATCAGTGCACTAACTGGAATGTTTTAAACTCTGTTACCGCGGCAAGCGGCCGCAGCCGGAGCTCCCG